ATGGATGAAATGATAGGAGCAGCTTAATGGTTGTTGAAAAACCAGCAAATTACGATCAACCGCAAACGGTTAATGATGAATTGTTAATACCAGCACAGGTAGGACAACAGGTTCAACTGGAGCCTGGCACAGATGAGCCTGTAAATATTGAAATGACTGAAGATGGAGGAGCTGTTGTAAATCCAGAGCAAGAGCAGGTAGAAACAGGTTTTGACGGTAATCTTGCAGAGTTCATGGATCCAAATGTATTAACAAACATTTCAAGCGAGTTACGTCAATCATATGAAGACGACAAGGGATCTAGACAACAGTGGGAAGAGGCTTACACAAAAGGATTAGATTTATTAGGATTAAACTACAGTGAAAGAAGTCAACCGTTTCAAGGTGCCAGCGGAGTTACACATCCGTTGTTAGCTGAGTCTGTTACTCAGTTTCAAGCACAAGCATACAAAGAATTATTACCAGCTAGTGGACCTGTAAGAGCACAGGTTATTGGCTTGGCTACGAAAGAAAAAGAGGATCAAGCTCAACGTGTTGCAGAGTTTATGAATTATCAAATGATGCATGTTATGGAAGAGTATGATCCTGAGCTAGATCAAATGTTATTTTATCTACCACTTTCTGGATCAACATTTAAAAAAATTTATTATGATTCTAATCTTGGCAGAGCC